TGATACCGTGTCCCGGTACGACCTCGCGCGTCCCCAAGCTCGCCCTGAGGGGGGAGCGTAAGGGCGCGTAGTGGGGTAGCCCCCCAAACCGAGCCACCCTAGTGAGTGACTTTAGAATGGTTAGGGAGACTACCGCCTTCGCTGTTTGGGGACCTAATGATCCGCGTGCCAGGGTTCTTCGGGTAAATCCCGGCGCGGTGTTTTGGGTTCAGGGCAGTAGGGGCAGACGGGCCAGCAGTCGCTGGTTCCTGGTACCACCACCCTATCCGGACGACCTCCCTCACGAAAGGTCGCCACGGTCTGTGGCTCGACGACGCCTATAATTCAGTCCGAGGGGCGCAGCCCTCGTTAAACTTAGGCAAGGTTCCTCGCCATTGATTTGGCCAGGGGTTTAAGTGAACGCCGCCCTTTTAATGTTTAATAGGGTTCTTTCCCGGCGGGTTGACAAACACTTCCCTGGGCTCTTCGTTGGCCTCGGTTCCTTGATGCTTCGGCACCCATGAGCGCACAGGGGGGGGACCCTGCGACAGTCCGCCAAGAGGAAAATCCTTCGGGTGACCTCGTGCGCAACCCAATCCCTTCTTCTTCCACATGGCGTGTCTGTGGTGCATGCTGTGATGGCGCCTTTCTTGTTGCTGGTTCTTTTGTGCGGGGCCGGTGCTATCCGCGCCCCCGCCTCACACAAATGTTCCTTCAAAGGCCGGTTTTATCTGTCAAACTGCTGTGATCCAAAGGACATACTGCTCTGCACTTACGACTTCTGCGTTACCCGCGTTGGTTGTCATGTGTGCACAGAAGTTTGTTGGAACGTCTCTCGTCCTGGCATTTCTGTTCGACCCGGTTCAGGTGATGTGGAGCCCGACCTTAAGGGGTTCTTCTCGGTCGCTGCGGTGGGTGGCTATGCTGCCTCCCTCATCGGCCTCGGAGAGCCTTTTTCTGTCGGCTTGCTTGGCCTCACCATCCTTTACCGGGTTGATACTGGGGTTCCTGACGGGTTGCGTTGCGACAGACCTTGCAATGTGTCAGTTCCCGTTTGGCCCTCGTCCCTCGAGGGGATGCGGGTCTTGTGGGAAGTTGTCTGGGGTTTGCTGTACCGCATTCCGCACATGATTTGGGCAGCCTTTAACATCTTCGATGTGTGGTTGTTGGGTCTAGTCATCCTCCTTACCCTGGAGGGTCGCTGGCACCTGGCGATCATGCTCGTCCTTGCCGCTGGCTTGTCTACTTCTAGTGCTGAACTTGTTGGGGAGCCATGGGACTCATGCACCTGTAAGGGTGTTGTGGGTCTTAGGCACCTTAACGAGACTACTTCTCCATGTCTCTGTGAAAATGGCCCTTGGTACTATGATGCTGGTACGCCAGGCCTCACCTCTTTCGAGAGGGGGGGTGGCTACTGTCCTTCCCGATCGGTCCGCAGGTCCGGATGCTCGCTGTGGTGCCAGTGGGGATCGTGGGTTACTATCTACCCTCCCTCCTGGCCTAACGGCCGGCATTCTTGGCTCTGTAATTGGCGGTGTTGGTGCAATGGTCGCCGATGCTGGATTACCTGCCTCGTTGACGCACGTCGACATTGGTGTGGTTCCTGCGTCCGCGATTGTTGGGCTGAGACCGCTGATGATTCTCTTACCTTCGGGAACTGTGGCACTGGCCCTCGCGTCACTGCTAACTTAACCGCTTTCCCTTTGCACTATGGTCAGAAATCTACTGTTGCTTTGGCTACTAAAATGGTCTTGACTGCTAAATTACAACCCTTGTGGAGGAATCTTAACACTACCATTATGTGCTCAGTTATTCGGACTTCTGTCCATTGCTTTAGTTGCATCGGCTTGCCGTCGCCTCCCGCGGGTTTGTGGGAGCGTGTCCCGGGCGAACCCATTTCTGATTGTGAAGGCGTGCAGGTTTCCACTGGTAAGCGGACTCCCACATGCCCAACCAAGCAGAGGTGGAATGCTACTGTGCACGTCTGCCCCGGTTACGCCTTCTACTCTCCCGCGTATGATGATGGCGAGCTTCATGTTGCTGGCTACTGGCAGTGGCTTTTGGCCGGACGCACTATTCACTTTTGGTTTCTTGTAGATTTCCTGCTTGTTTACTTGTTCTTGATGCACCTCTCTGGTGCGCGCATCACCCCCTTTTTAGCCTTGGCTCTTTGGATTCACTTGCGGGGGGGGGTCTTTGGATCCCCCACTCCGATACCTGGCTGCAAAAATAAGAATGAAGCCATCCACAACTACACACACTGTGTCCAGGCTCTTGGTCACGCCATTAGCGTGGTTGGTGAGGCGAGTGCGAATTATGCTGGTCACTGGCTGCTACAGGGCCCGTTTACCGGTCTCTCGTGGATAGTCAACGCCACGTCGTCCGCATTCAATATCACCTCCCATGCCTTGACCACTGTCGGCTCTACACTGTCATCACTGGCTGAGGCTTGGATTCCCTTGGGCGGGGCCTCACATCCCCTCGCTCCTTCCACAGGCAGTTTAGCGGCGGCGATCCTAGCGCCGTGCGCCTCTTGTGCTCCTGCCGCTTGGTTTAGCGCAGCTCCCATGCTAGGCTGGGCGTTTCGCTATCCCACTTGGCACGAGTCCATTATGGCTCTGCTTTTGGTCCTGATTTACATGAGGTTCGCCGGGGTCGCTCGGCTTGCCGCTCTGGTTACTTGGAAGTTGACTCGCAACTTCGGCGCTGTTGGTGTGCTCGTCCTCCTAGTGCTTGCGCGTAGGAAGACCAGTGCTTTGGGGTACGAGATCTGTATTTCCCTTACGGGCGAGGCTGATTGGGACTGGTTGGATTTTTCCTCCTGGCTCCTCTCGCTTCTGTTCGCTTGGGCAGTGCTTGCTCTCGCGTCCCTTACACCAGCAATGAAGAAGCGTAAGCTCCGATGGTACTCTCGCTGGGCTTGGTGCTACTCTCGGTTCATCTCGTGGGTCGACCACACTCCATTCAACGGTGTAGATCCCCTTTCTCGGAAGGCTTCCTACTACTGGCTGTTTGCGGGTCTGGTTTGGCCTAACGAGGTTGCCGTTGTGGTTGCCTCGTACGTCTTGATTGCCGTCGTGGTTGACTTGACTGACATTTTACTAGAGACCCTCTTGTTGTCAAATCCTGATCTGGGAAGGCTCGCGGTGTTGTGTGACACCATCGCGGGTCTCAGGTCTCCCTGGTTCCTCCATTGGGTTCTGGAGCGCGCAGCTAGGCGTGGCATTTACCTCTATCACCACCAGGGGCATTTGTCCGCACGGCTCGCACAGTATCTCAGGGAGTTGGATGGTGCCTTGGAGCCGGCGCGGGTTACGCCGCAGGACTGCGAGTTTGTGCGCGACGCTCAGCGGATTCTTGAGTGTGGCCGCAATTATCGCGGGAAGGCGGTTGTTGCCCGCAACGGTGACACTGTCATCATTGGCGCCGTTCGCGGGGCCTGGGAGCTCCCCCCCGGGTTCGTGCTTACGGCCCCCCTCATGCTTCGAAGCGTTGGCCGTGGAGTCTGGCAGACGCTAGTGACGAGCATGATGGGGAAGGACAAGGAAGATCACACAGGCAATGTCCTTATCCTTGGGACCGCTGCCACCCGGTCAATGGGGACGTGCGTCGGGGGGGTGGTTTACACCACATTCCACTCCTCCAACGGTCGGACTTTGGCTGGGCCAACTGGGCCCCTAAATCCTCGGTGGTGGTCGCCCTCGGACGACACCGCCGTGTACCCAATGCCTGTAGGCTGCAGAAGTCTAGAGATTTGTGGATGTGGAGCCCGGAGCGCATGGGTACTGCGCAAGGATGGTGCTCTAGTCCACGGTGAACTGTTTCCTGGACGTGAGATTAGACTGGATGTCGCTGGTCGTGTTGCAGACTTTAAGGGCGCATCAGGTTCACCCATACTCTGTGACCAGGGTCATGCCATGGGTATGTTGACCGCGGTGTCGCATCGGGGGCCGGAAGTACACTCGGCCCTCTTTGTCAAGCCGTGGGACAGCGTTCCCAGGGATGCCCAAACGGTTACGGACGTGGGTGCACCTCCTGCGGTACCTGGCAAAGGCAACTACGAGGAGCGATCCTTGTTCTTGCCCACTGGCACTGGCAAGTCCACCCTTGTCCCTGCCAATTATGCCAAGTCAGGCCACAAGACCTTGGTTCTGAACCCGTCTGTTGCCACTGTTGCCGCCATGGGTCCTTACATGAAGGACAAAATGGGCATTACACCGTCCATCTTTGCTGGCCATGGGCCCACCGCTATCTCGCGCAACACTGGGTCTAACCTGGTGTACGCGACTTACGGTCGTTTCTTGGCCAAGCATAAGCAGTTGCTGGACGGTGTCTCTGTTATTCTTTGTGATGAGTGCCACAGCTCAGACCCGACAGTATTGTTGGGTATTGGGCTGGTGCGCTCTGAAGCGAAGAAGGCCGGAGTGAACTTAGTTCTCTTCGGTACAGCTACACCACCTGGCTATGCTACAGTCCCTCATAAGAACATCACGGAGGCACCGGTTGGGACGGATGGTGACATTCCATTCTATGGTTTCTACTTGAAGTCCACTAACTACACCACTGGCAGACATCTGATCTTTGTCCACTCTAAGAGTGAGGCGGAGCGCGTCGCCTCCGCTCTTACTGCTAAGGGCGTCAAAGCTATGTTCCACTACTCAGGTCGGGATCCAACCGCAATCCCCACCACTGGTAGTTTGACCGTAGTAGCCACCGATGCCCTTAACACAGGATACACAGGTGACTTTGATACGGTGACGGACTGCAATGTGGCTGTGCAGGAAGAAGTTACCGTTGATCTTGAACCTACCTTCACCATTTCTCTTCGCACTCGGCCAGCTACGGCTGATCTGCGTGCCCAGAGGAGGGGGCGTTGCGGTCGCGGCAGGCCTGGCCTGTACCGTTACTGTATAGCCTCTTCCCCGCCTTGTGGCACGGTCCCATCCGGGGCCGTTTGGGCCGCTTTTGACGCTGCGCTGACTTGGTACGATATTCAGCCCGCCGCCGCTGCGCGGTTGATTGGACTTTTTGCAGAGTGCCCTTACACCGGGCACATTGGCGTAAACTTGCAGGACCCCCAGCGGGTCTATGAGGTCCTCGCTCCGTTTGCGCTGACGCCAGACGTAGTGAGAGCAAGGAACGCCGGGGTCAGCTGGCCCCTCCTCGTTGGAGTCCAACGGTCAGAGTGCAAGCGCTGCGCCTCAGGTCCTCCTTCCAACGCCCCCCACTGGCAGGGTTTGGTCGGCGATTGTGCCGTTCCGCTGCTTTACGCCTTGGAGACTCAGAGGCCCGAGAGGGTAATCCGATCTCCATTGGTCGATCAATTGGCTGCGGCCTTGGGCGACTCTGTTACAGAGACGTCCTCTGGCCCCATCCTTTTGGCCGGCTTGGCGTTGGCTGCGGCCGCTGCTATTGCTGACTACACCGGGACTTTGGTGGTCGTTGGGACCTTTGACGTGCGCCCTGGGGGGGCTCCGCGGCCTCCCCAATCGCGCGATCTGCCCGGCGGATTATCATCAGGACAGCCACAGAGTGATGGCGAGGGGCCTCCCCCTCCCCGTCGCACTGACCAGCTGACAGACTCCCAAACTTTGGACGCACTCCAGGATGTGATGACCCAGACATCGTGGGAGTGTCTGGATTATTGCTACCGGGTAGCGACCGGTACCCTGGCTCCTAGAACCGCCGACGCGCTGGAAAGCGGGGCGCGTTGGCTTCGGGAGGCGTGCTGTGGGACTAACCCTCCCACTAGTCCATTCCCAGGTGGGTGGGGGGTCACCCAACCCCTACCTCTCGGACACCTTGCTGTGAAGGCTTGGCAAACCTTGCTCAACAACTTGGGTACTGCTATTTCCCTGGTCACCGCGGCCTGGGCCGCTGGTAGTTCTCCTCCGCTTGCTTGTATCGCCTCAGCGTTGCTTGGGTTGCAAAGCGCGTTGCCGCTCGACGTGCGCCTCCCGGCCGCTCTCCTTGCTGGTGCCGGTGGCACTCTCTTCGGAGATGCCGCCACTGGCTTGGGGATGGCCGCGTCGTTCATGTTGGGTGGCACGGTTGGAACCGCTGGCCCTTTCATGTTCCTACTTGAAGTCTTGGGGGGGTATGAGTCGACGGTGGTCGGCGCCTCCCTTGCATTTGACCTTTTTTCTGGAAACGCTTCTATGTCAGACTTGGTTTACCTAATCCCTGCTCTCGGCTCACCTGGGCCCGCAGTCGCTGGCTTTGCCGTTGGCTTTGTTCTCCACTTGGCTCTCGGTAAGGCTCCGTCTCGGGCCTGGTTGAACCGACTTCTTACTCTTTTACCTCGCTCGGTCGCTTTACCTCAGGACTTCTTTTTGGAGGAGGACGTGAGGGCTCGAGCTTCTGAGCTCCTGCGTTCCCTTTCTATTAGTCGTTCTGTGTCTAAGCTCCTGGCTTCTGTTGGTGACAAGTACATCACTCGTACCTCTGGCAGCCTCTTCTGGGAGGTCGCAGCCACTGTGATCTCCTGGTTTAGGCGCCTGTTGGACTGGGTCACCTCCTGCGTGAAGGACCGGATGCCCTCTGTTCCTGTGCCTATGTTGACCTGCCAGGCCGCTTACACTGGACCTTGGGTTGGTACTGGTACCGTCACTGGCCGTTGCGGCTGTGGCGCTGCCATCTCTGCTGACTTCGAGGAGGGTGTTCGCGTTCGCTGGCACACTACTTCATATTTCTGCCGTGGGTACTTTGCCCGCGGCATTCCTCTGAATACTCTTGGCACTACTTCAGGTCCTCGCCCGGCCCCCAAGCTCGTGGGTCACCGGGCTATCCATCCCGTGGGGCTTACTGGCTACGTTGAGGTTTTGCGCGCGGAAACTGGTGAGGTAACAATCACTAGGACTACCGAGCATGATCTCACTCGTGACCAACTTCTCCACGCCTTACGCCAGCCGCCCTACCAGGTGGATGGTGTGGTCTGTTCTCTCCGCTATTCGGCTTCACTCATTGCCATGATTTACGGTTCTGGTGCCGTTGTTGATTACGAAGGTCGGGCCATTACCCTCCCTCACACCGTCCCCGGAGATGGCGTCAATCCCGAGTATATCGGGACGGTCGCCCTCGAAGGGGATGCTGTCCGGGAGGCTATGGCTGAACCAGAGGTTTGGCATGACACCACTGACCGTTTTTCTGACAGTGTTGAGCCGGAAGAGCTTGAGCGCTTGACTCTCGGCTCCGAGGTTGAGTTGCCTCCGTTGGATCCGGAGGGACCAGGGGTCGTTCCGTCTGAGCGTACCTTCTTTGTGGCTTCCAATCCGCAAGGTGAGGTCGCCATCGAGAGGGACGTTGAGACGCTTACTCCCCCTATTCCTCCTGTTCCCCCGTTGGCTCCTTTGCCCACGAGGCCGGTGGTCTTGCCTCCACCTCCTTCTGATTCTGGCCCTTTGGGTACATCCGACTACCCAGCTACCTACTCTGACACCGGCTCTATGCCGCCGTTGGAGGGTGAGCTCCGTGGTTCGGGTGCATCCACTCCTATTTTCTGGCAGGAACCTACTCGTTTCTCCCATGTGCCTACATCTATTAGCATTGAGTCTACTGACAGGTCTATCGCTCAGGGGTTGCTCGACTCCGTCGGTTCTTCGGCTGAGGCATTGGCCGTTGCTACTGAAGTTGTTAATCGCAGCTTTCTCACACCTGCTCTTTGCCATGAAGCGCTCCATGGTTCTGGCGCCTTGGTGGCTTCACTCCCGCCGCCGGACCCCGAGGTTGCCTCGGTCGCTTCCACACCCGAGCCTGACACTGTTCATGGCGCGGTTGCGGTGGCGGCCCAGACGGCGTTGGGGACTGTTGCGGCGGCCTTGACGGCTGCCACTGGCAATAGTTCCGGGGAGGCTTCTCCTGTGCTCCCTGAACCCCAGGTGCGGGTTGTGCACTTGACTGCTCCTTGTTTCAATCATGATGGGGATGTTCTTTGTACTTCGGCTGACATCACCTTGGCCGGAGTTTTGGTGCATGCCGGGGGGCGTTTTAACCACCGGCACAGCTTCTGGGTCAATGGTGTTAGGCGCAGGGGCACCACTCGCGTGGCGTCCCTGTGTGACACTGCTGTCTCAGTTACTGTTAGGTGCAATTCTCCCTCGGGCTCTTCTTGCAGCCAAACATCACTTCCTCCTGCTGAACCTGCTGTGCGGAGCCCTAGCCCTAGGGCCCCGCGCGGCGTGCACATCAGTTGGACTTGCTGCCAAAATCGTTCCTACCGTGGTTTTTACTCAGGAAACTTTACCATTTCTGACATTTGTGATGGGTTTGCCATCTTTCCAGACTCCTCCCACCTCTTCTTCCATGGGAACCGGGTGTTGACACTCGAGACTCGTGTTGAGGAACTGGAGGGAGAACAGATTGAGATTCAGTACACCTGCAGACATGAGACCGAACCCGTCTCTCGCTGCGTGAGGTCGTACATTTGGTACGGTGTTCCGCTACGGGTCGGTGAGAGCCGCCCTGTACCGGTCACCCGCCCAATTGGATCCTTCATGCGCGCGGACGCTACTCGTGCTTACGTCACGCAGATGTCTGAAGTTGGGAACCGTATTGAGAAAGTCACCATTGAGCAGACGATTGCCTTGGAGGATCAGTTCCTTATGGATCGCTACAACTTGGCCCTTGCCAGGGCTAAGAATGGCGGTCCGTATCGGGGCTGGTCTTATGAAGAGGCTGTGGCCAAGGTTCGCCCTCGGGCTGCCGCTGGCCATAACGTCAAGCTCTCTGTTGCCGATCTCAAAACGCCTGCGGGTCGGAAAATCGTGGAGGACACCATCCAGTCTATTGCTGGTGAGCGTGATGAACATCCTTTCATGCTTACAGCTAAGTCTGAGGTGTTTTTCCAAGATAAGAAGACTCGCAAGCCACCTCGGCTGCTCTGTTACCCCTCATTGGAGTTTAGAGTGGCTGAGAAAATGATCCTAGGCGACCCTGGCTTGGTAGCCAAGGCCGTCCTGGGTGATGCATATGGTTTCCAGTACACCCCCCAACAACGGGTTAGAAAACTACTCTCTCTCTGGGATGAGAAGCAAATACCCATTGCTATCACGGTTGACGCCAAGTGCTTTGATTCCACCATCACGGCGTTTGATGTCGACCGAGAAGCTGAAATCTATGCCATTGCCCATGAGAAACCAGATCTGGTTCGCGCTCTCCATCGGCACTATAAGGCAGGTCCTATGGTGAACCGTGAGGGCGTTGAGGTTGGTTACCGTAACTGCCGCCCATCTGGCATTTACACCACTTCTGCTTCTAATTCCATTACTTGCTGGATCAAGGTGGGTGCCGCCTGTCGTAAGATAGGCCTTAGGAATCCTTCCTTCCTCATCCACGGTGATGACTGTGTCATTATCGCGGAGAGGGGAGACGAGGACCCTACACCTGCTTTGCGTGCAGCTTTGCTGGAATATGGGTATGACTCAGATCCTGCACTCCACGCTTCGCTGGACGAGGCGGAGTCAGCTTCCACTTTCTTGGCTGAGTGCACGGCGGGTTACGACCGCCGTAAGATTTATTTCCTTTCCACTGACTTCCGGAAGGTACTTGCGAGGGCTACGTCTGAGTACGGAGACCCGGTCGCTTCTGCGTGTGGTTACACCTTGCTCTATCCGTGGCACCCTTTGACTAGGTGGGTCCTAATGGCGCAGGTCATTGGACTCCCCTTTTTAAGGGGTGCCTCGGTGGACGAGGCAATCACGTGCGAGGTGGCTGGTAACCGTCTCACGTTTCCTCTCAAGCAGCTGCCATCCATCCTGGTGGCCCTGCATGGCCCGGAGTGCTTGCGCGTCGTCTCTGACTCCAATAAGACCCTCAGGGAGACAAACAATGCGCTTCAGGCCCTCAGAATGCGGGGGCTTTCCTGGTACCGGAAGAGGACTATTGCTCTCAGGCTTAAAATGATCAGAGCTGGTGGGCAGTGGGCGAAGTTGGCCAAGGCTCTCATCTGGCCTCCTTCTGCCTACATCCCATCGTTGGAGGTTGACACCTTCGACGCAACCCAGCTTTTGGACATTATGAGCAGGCCCTATAACAACCTTGAGCTCCAGATTGGCAAGCCGATTCGTCGGTCGCTGACTGGACTCTTTGTGTCTAGGATCTGTTCTTTTTTTGGTTCTGACATTCCTGCTACCTTAGCCGAAAGGTATGCACTTGGTCTTGTTTTGGTCGGTTGGGCTCTCGCCGGCTACTGGCTTCTGTTCTGGGTGTGAGCCCCTAGTTTACTAGCACCCTTTACAGTTTTCCTACTAAACATGATTGTTTGTTAGTCCAAGGCAACAGGCTTCGGCCGGGGGAGTAGCGCCCCCCCCTTTGTGAGCTCGTAACCCCCTTTTGGGGCTGTTCCTCCCTGGGAAGAGGAGCAGTACATCCCCGGCTGGCAGCCGTTAATTGCTACGTGGTGGTTATAGCCCGGCAAGGTTAACAGGGGGAGTAGTGCCCCCCCCGCCCCAACTCGGGTAGCGCGTACGCTCGTCGGTCCTCCGACGTTAAAGAACCTGGCCT